CCATCCACCATCGAACAATTCAATCCAAGTTTCACCAATTCGAGCGATCAGATTGCCGTGCAGGTAAACATCAGAAACATTGGAACATGCGATGACTTCAGTGTTAGCAACTTTGAAGTCCTTTTTGGACTTGATAGCAGCAATCATTTGGGATTCAATCTTACGCATCGGGTTGCTCCGTTTGTTTGACCTTTATAGAATACACCATCCGAGGGGTCTCGGCGGGTTTGGTGTGCAGCACCGGAACTGGCACACGGTCGGTTGACGGGTCATCAATTAACTATAAAGATTTGGCATAAAATCCCAGACAAAATCTTTCTCACAGGGATCAATTCCATTCACAACAAACTCACTGAAAAGTGCATCCGCTGTAGCAAAGTCTCCAACATTTATAAAATCTTCAACTCGGTCCATAAACATTTCAGACATCAAATTGATTGAAGTTTCTTTGGAGTTGTTCATTTGATTTGAGAAAGTTTGGGTTTGTTATCAATCAAATTATCAAGAACAGTTCCTAGAACCTCCCTAACTGCATCATCACAAAATGTAGCATACCGATACGCTTCATAGGTTCGGAGATAGAGTTCGTTCCAATCAGTTTGTGTCATTTGATTTGTTTGTAATTGATTGAATTAACACACCAACCAGATTTGTCACTAATTAGGTCCACAAGTTCATCCTCTTCATCTACATCCCAGAATTGTCCGATGTAGACATTTTGCAGTTGATCTTGCAACATTTCGGTGTCAATGTACTCACCACAATCTTCGGTGAGATCAAACTCAATGTCAGTGATTTGGAGTTTCATTTAACTTGTTTAATTGCGTTGATAATAAACTCTTTTTCTGTGGAATGTATGTAATCAATACATTCATCCATATTCACACATTCTGCAACTTCAATGAACTTTAGTTTGTCTGGATTGTCCATCCTAGACATTGTAACTCGGAAGGTTTTCATCATCATTTTGTGGTTACTGCTTTGAGTTGTGCGTGATACTCACTCATCATCAATTCTTTCCACCGATCAGTTTCAACTTGTGACCAGTGTCCATACAAACCCTCTGCAATTCTGCGTTTTACCATACACTGATGAACGTTCATCCATTGGGAGTAAGTCATCATCAAACGAGAGTAAGTTGGGGTGCAGGTTGAACAGAATAGGAGTCACCTTTGCAACTGATAGAAGCATTTGGTGGAGTCAGTTCATCAACAACAACCCAGGAAGTTTCACCAAACTCCTTGATCACAACATAACCAAAAACACCTGCGATTGTCATAGCATCAAGTCCCGCACGTTCTGCACTACGTTGAGTGTCAAACTTGAGACAATCATTCCACCAAGTCGTTGCAAATTGCTTATAAGAACCGAAAGTGACCAGAGTGTACATTTGGGGTGAACTCCTTTGACTCTTTAAGAATACAGGATTCAGACGGGTTCGGCGGATTTAGTGGACGGTTTGCCAACTGGCACACTATCACTGTGCGGTGGATTGAATGATGTTAGCGGTAGAGTGAAGAATGCTCCCAGTGGTGTAGCGAACTGATGGAAAAAACAGAAACGCTATAATAAAAATCAGTCCGATTGTTTTCATTTTATCAGGTGATTTGAATGTTAGAGTTTTTGTTCTAGACATCAGAAGTGTGATTCAGAGTAATCAAGTTGTGCGGAATACTTTGCGATTCCGTCATAACATTTTTTTGCCATTTGTTCATCGTTTCCGTTAGCATAACCTTTCAGAAACTCAAGGCAATACTTGATGCTATTCTCGGGATGTGAAAGAACACGTTGCAACTCATTGTGTCGCTTGTTGTATGCAAACATCTCACGATCTTCAATGCTGACGGTGTGAAACTTGCGATCCATTTGGGGTCTCGTCTCTTGACCTTTATAGAATACAGGGTTTTGAGGGGTCTGGCGAAAATTGGGACCAGTTCCCCAACTGTCACAGACCATTCAGGAAGTCTGCTAGTGCCTCATCATATGCTTCTTTAGTCTCAAAGGTACGATTGTGAATAGTCCGGGGATAGGTGGCATTCAAACCAGCAGCGGCAACGTTGCGGCAGTCTTGCTCATCGTATCCCATTTCAATTAGGGCGGCGACGTAGGGATTGTTGGTTTTGTTCATACTGTTAGAATACCAGATTTTAAGTGCAATGCACGTTTACTGTGACAGTTCTACAAGTGTCACCACGTTCCTCTTTGAACGTGTATTTTTCGTATTTCATTGTAAAGAAACTGTTTGAGTTTTGAATCTTCAGTGTTATCAAATGCAAAATACAAACGATTCAAATACTCATCTTGTGTGACACATTTCACAGTCTTTGCATCAGTCACTCCAAGATCATTGAGCGAAGAACCTCCCTTACTTTTTGGTCTGCCAAAGTTACCAGTGATGTTACCAGTTGTTCTCAGTTTCGGACGGATCTTTGAGAGATTGGAATACATCATTTTGCGTACAAATAACCACCAGACCAATCAGCATTCTCAAACAACCATTCACGATCTTTGATCAATCGCAGATCATAACGAATACCTTTGGCTGGTGCTTTCCAGGATGCAGACTTATACAATTCTCCGGTGTTCTTATCAATGAAACAGTGAACAGAACGAGATCCACCACCATCAACAAAAATGACTTTGTGATACTTTTTGCCAGTTTCGATGACATAATCAATCGGACAATCACCATTCTTCAGTTCATCAATCTTGCGTTGATGATATTGTGACTGAACAGAATCAGTTGTATCGTAAGTATAATTGAAGTTCTCAATCGCACGTTGATGTCCACGAATAGAATACTGGACATAATTATGCTTTAGTGCTTCAATCAATGCCAGAGTATGCTTGAGAACAGAATCTGCGATGGATTGTTGTGCTTCGACTTGCATTGTGGTTGTGCTCATACTACTGGTACACTTTCAAGGCCCCAAAGTTTTAGTTACTAACCCCTGACTGTGTTAAAGTTTGCATGAGCAAATACCTCACGATGAACTAACTTAAAGATGCTACTATCATTCTTGCAGACAAAACCTTCGCCTACGATTTGTTGCTCTCCAATGTATGCAGCAGGACTATCAGTTACAATCATACAGTCCATCAAGTCTTCCTTGATTTCAATCATCGTAAGATACAGATCTGCAAGTTCCAGACTACCAAGAATGTCAGTAAGATTGCTCCAGGTCAGTTCATTACCCTCACGAATAAGTGCATTGATTTGTATCTTTGCCTCTGCTGCTTCCTTTACACTCAGAAACTGAACACTAGATGTATCAATCTTCGGAAGATTGAGACGAGGAAAGTCTACACAGGGTTGAACAAACTTTACCTCATCAGTATCAACAAAGAATGGTGCAGTTCCTGATACATAAGCATTCTTCAATTCATCATCGGTATGCCAAACTGTGTGTGGTGCAAAGATAATACTTTGAGCAACTACTTCAGGAAACTTGTAAGTGATCGTGTTGGGGCAATAAGTATCATCACCACCAAAACCAATAAAATCACCTTGAACGATACTATTGACGCGAGGAAGGCAATCAAAACAAGCATGAAGAATGCTTGCAACTTCACCCTGAAAGAACGAATCAATTTCTTCATGAGAATGGCAAAGTTTGATTTTAACTTTATTAAATGCAGACTTTGTACAGACAAAAAACTTACCATTGGCAGGATTAGTGCCAAAGACTATACTTGGACTACCATCAATCTTCAGAGAGACTTCAAAGTCAGACTGAAAGAATTGAAGAACAGATAGATCACCTGTAAGAATAGTATCTTCAAAGTGTTCTTGATGCTTGTTAAGTGGTTTGGTCTTCATACTACTGATACGCTTTCAAGGCCCCAAAGTTATTATAAAAAAAGGGAGATTGCTCCCCCTCAGGCATAAACAAATTGCTTACCAATCAATTCACGAAAGTCGTTAAGAGTGGGAACAATCTTAGAACGATTGTTATACACAATCACTGCACCTTCATATGCAAGAATACAGACGAAGATGATTGCAGCAATCAGTTTGACCACATATTGATGCAAGAAACCACGATAGAAACGACCAAAGTGATAACCAGCAGAATAAACTTTCTCAATAGATGTAGCAAGAAAGTTCAAAGTCCAGAGCAGGGCACTAATCGTAAAGACTTCAGATGCCACAGCATAGATTTTAGCACCCCAAACAGTTGCAGTTTCAATTACTTCAAGTGCAGGGGCAATGTTCATCAGATTCACGGAATTACCTCCAAATTGTGTAAAGAATTGTGGTGAGAGCAGGTTCGGTGCGCTGCTCTCACACTACTGGAACACTTTCAAGGCCCCAAAGTTTCAGTTAATTAACAGGAAGTTTTGCCTTTGATGTACTTTTGATATGTTCGGCAATGTATTTACGAGCACTGCCTTCAGTTCTACAAACTTTCTCAAGTTGCTGACCATTGTGTAGAATAATGTATCCTGCATTTCCATAAGGAATTGCAGCGTATGCTAAATCCTTTCCTACTGTGAATCCTTCTTTCATTTGCTATACTTTCAAAAAAATCGGTGATTTGGTTGCACTGGATGACCTCTAGGACCTTTGCAGTAGAATCTTCAAAAAAACACGTTTTTGGTCTAGTGGTGAAGCAGGTTCTCAGTGAGACTCATTTGCGAACCACTGAGATGGCAGGTTCCCCCTTGGAGAAGATGGTATCAACAACTGCCTGTACTTTTTGGGCGGTGCTGATACCTACCTTGGAGTACACTGGAATACACACAAGACCAAACGATTTGGTATAGGTATCCACAGCACCAGGTTGAATAACACCAGAGCGCAAATTAGCAGCGTCATCGTGATGCAAACGAATCACACGACCGATAGTCTGTGAGATGCCAATGTAGTCCATAGAGCGCATAAACAAGACTGCTTCCAATCCTGATACGTTGATGCCTTCAGATAGGATGCTATGATGTAGCACAGCGAACTTCTTGGAGTTATCCTTGCCCCATGAACTTAGAGTGTCAAAGAACACTTCACGATTGACTTTCTTGCCATCAATGATAGCACCAGTTTTGGCAGTGATATACATCCAAGAGTATCCACGTTGCTCTAGTTCAGCACAGAAGTCAGTTTCTGATACCAGACCAACGATTTGCTTGGTTGCCTTAGCACAAATCAGAATCTTACCGACGTTGTGCTCATCAATCGTTTCCAACAGATTCTCTGCATCACGGTCAAAAACAACCTGCTTGCCCTTCACCATAGGCAGTTGCTTGACGTGTACTTTAGGAGGCACAATGAAACCACCAGCAATCAACTCAGGAGCAGGAACATTGATGATGACCTGACCATAAACCCGTGCATTGTTCATCCCAGGTTTAGAGGGAGTGAGTGAATGTTTTGGAGTTGCGGTAAAGAAGTAAGCACGATTTGCATTGGCAGCATAATGCTCTGTTGCAGGATAAAAGTGACGCTGAACGGAATTATGTGCCTCATCAAAGTAGATTGTATCCACATCAATCTCTGCTTTCTGAAGACGATCCAGGGAGTGATAGGTGGTAAAGATCAGTTTATGCTTGTAGGCACGACTGCACCAGTTGTAGATTTCGGCAGGTTTGGTACTATTAAAGTGATGAGTTTCGCCACTGTGAACGTGCAACACAGCAACAGTTTGAATATGCTCAAGGAACTCGCTAGAGAGTTGCTCTGCAAGCAGAATGCGTGGGCAGACTACGACAATAGTCTTAGGAGCATCAGACTGAAACTCACGAATAGTATCGTGAATCATGTTTAGAGTCTTGCCACCGCCC